TCTCAAGAAGTGTTTGGCTCTGAAGAAATGGCTATTACTGCAAGTATTATTGGCTTTTACTTTGGTTCTAGAACTTGGGAAAAGAAACGTGAAAGTATCTGATAAAGGTATAAAGTTAATTAAACATCATGAAGGTGTTCGTAGTAAGCCCTATCGTTGTCCTGCTGGGCTTTGGACTGTTGGTGTTGGTCATCTTATCGGTGATGGCAAATCACTGCCTGAATCTTGGAATAAAACTTTTACACAGGAAGAAATAAATGGAATTCTTAAATCAGACTTACGTCGCTTCGAGTTGGGAGTACATAAGATGTTACCTAACGTGCCTCTTCGACAACATGAGTTTGACGCTCTTGTCAGCTTTTGCTTTAATTTGGGTCTTGGATGCTTTCAGCGTTCAACCATCCGTCAAGCGATTCTTAGGAACGATAAAGAAGCGGCTATGGAATCGTTAATGAAATATTGTAGAGCTGGTGGTAAGATACTAAAAGGTTTACAGAATAGAAGATTAGACGAAAGAAAATTATTTGAAGGAGTAATATAATGCAAAAAACCAAAGCACAAAAAAAGATAAGTAAGGTCATGAAAGAGTTTAAACGTGGTGAACTTAACGTAGGTAAATCACCTAAGAAAGTTAAATCACAAAAACAAGCAATAGCAATTGCACTAAGTCAAGCAGGGATTTCTAAAAGGAGAAAATAATGGCTATGATCAAAGAGTATGGTGGTAAAGAGAAATATAAATCTATGAAGGCTAAAAAGCTTCATGAGAAAAAAGAAGGTAAAAAAGAAGAAGCCAAAGAAAAGAAGATGACTAAAACTAAAAAGAAAGGTAAATAATCATGCCAATGGTAAACGGAAAGAAGTATAGTTATAGTAAAACTGGTGTAGCAGCAGCTAAAAAAGAAGCTAAAAAATCAGGAAAGAAAATGATGTCTAAACCTATGAAAAAGGCAGCTAAACGTGGCTAAACCTGGATTATACGCTAACATTCACGCTAAACGTAAACGTATTGCTGCAGGTTCTGGTGAGAAGATGAGAAAACCTGGTACGAAAGGTGCTCCAACTGCTAAAGCATTTAAGGAATCAGCAAAGACTGCGAAAAAGAAATGATTAAAAAAGGTAAAGAAACATTTTCAGGTTATAATAAACCTAAACGTACTCCAAGTCATCCAACTAAGAGTCATGCTGTATTGGCTAAAGAAGGTGACAAGGAAAAGCTTATTCGTTTTGGTCAAAAAGGTGTATCTGGAGATAAGACTGATACTGCTAGAGCTAAATCTTTTAAAGCAAGACACGCTAAGAATATTGCTAAAGGTAAGATGAGTGCTGCTTTTTGGGCTAATAAAGTCAAGTGGTAATGCAAACTAGAGTCGAAGCTATTCGTCAGTCAGCTGAGGATGACTTATTAGTATTTATTAAGTTAGTAGCTCCACACTTAATGCTTGGAGCTGTTCACGAAGAACTTATCCAATGGTGGACTCGTTCTGAAGCTAAGAATAACCAATTAGTTCTACTTCCTCGTGGACACATGAAAAGGAAACTGATTGCATATAGAACTGCTTGGTGGATTACTAAGCATCCTGAAACAACAATTCTATATGTATCTGCTACGGCAGACTTAGCTGAGAAACAGTTATACGCTATTAAACAGATTATAGATAGTCCTATTTATCGTAGATACTGGTCAGAGATGATTAATCCTGATGAAGGTAAACGTGAGAAATGGGCAGTAGCTGAAATTGCAGTAGATCATCCTCAACGTAAATTGGAAGGTATTCGAGATGCAACCTGTAAAGCCGTTGGACTTACATCTAATACCACAGGTTTTCATGCTGATGTTGTTGTTCTTGATGACATCGTTGTACCTGGTAACGCTTATACTGAAGATGGTCGTGATAAAGTTGCCTCAGCATATTCACAATTAGCTTCTATTGAGAATCCAGGAGCACTTGAGTGGGTAGTAGGTACAAGATACCATCCTAAAGATATATATGACACTATGATTAACATGAAGGAAGTTCACTTCAATGAATCTGGTGAAGTAGAGTTAGAAGAAGAAGTTTATGAGCTATTCCAAAGAGTTGTAGAGACAGATGGTGAGTTTCTTTGGACTAAACAGACTCGTGCAGATGGTAAAACATTTGGATTTGACTCTAAAGAACTTGCAAGGATTAAAGCTAAGTATGTGGATCAAACTCAATTTTATGCTCAGTATTATAACAATCCGAATAGTGGTGATACTGCTAGGATTGATGCAGATAAGTTCCAGTATTATGATAGAGCAGTACTACAAAATAAAGAAGGTGACTGGTATATCAGAGATAGAAAACTTAATGTTTATGCTGCTATTGACTTTGCGTTCTCATTAAGAAAGAAAGCCGACTACACTGCTCTTGTAGTGATTGGTGTAGATCATCAAGGTAATTTCTACGTATTAGACATAGATAGATTTAAAACTGATCGAATCATTGAATACTATAACCATATAGTGACTGCTTGGGAAAAGTGGGGATTCAGGAAGTTAAGAGCTGAAATTACAGTAGCTCAACAAACGATTGTTAAGGAACTTAAAGAAAGTTACCTTAAACCAAATGGAATTGCTTTATCCATAGATGAATTTAGACCAACAAGACATCTTGGTGATAAAGAAGAACGTGTTGGTGCAGTACTTGAACCAAAGTATGATAATATGCAGATATGGCATTATAAAGGTGGTAATTGTCAAACACTCGAAGAAGAGTTAGTTATGGCTCATCCTCCACACGATGACATTAAAGATGCTTTATCTAATGCTATCTCAATTGCAATTATACCTAAACAAAGAGTAGGTTCATTTAGTTTAGGACAAAATATTATGACACACTCACGCTTTGGCGGTGTAAGTTTTTAATTAAGGAAAAATTATGGCAGGAAAAGTAGCTCAAATTAGAGAACTGATGGCTGGTGATAATCTCGCTAGACAACTCTCAGGTCTTTATAATAACTGGTGGATTCAACGTAGAGAAAAAGAATTAGAATGGAGAGAACTCCGTAACTATCTATTTGCTACAGATACTACTAAAACTACCAATTCTAAACTACCTTGGAAGAATAAAACAACACTTCCTAAGCTTACTCAAATTAGAGATAACCTTCATGCTAACTACATGGATGCTTTATTCCCTAATGATAACTGGATGAAATGGGAAGGCTATAACTTAGAAGATTCTACTCAAAAGAAACGTAGAGCTATTGAGTCTTATCTTAAAACTAAGATCAGAGAATCTAATTTTAGAGAAACAGTATCTCAACTTCTATATGATTATATTGATTATGGTAACGTATTTGCTGAAGTTACTTATGTAAACCAAGTCCATACTGATCCTTATACTAAAGAAGATATTACAACTTATCGTGGTCCTAAGTTACAAAGAATTTCACCATTTGATATTGTATTTAATCCTACAGCAACAAGTTTTGCTGAATCACCTAAGTTTACTCGTTATGTTAAATCTCTTGGTGAACTTAAGAAAGATATACAATATCGTCCAGATTTAAACTACGATGACGCTGCGTTTAAACAAGCTACTGAGTTCCGTAAACACCTTTCTGCTTTTCAAATGGAAGATGTTAATAAAGCTGAAGGTTATCTCATTGATGGTTTTGGTTCTCTTTATGAATACTATCAATCAGGTTTAATTGAAATTATTGAGTTTGAAGGTGATGTATTTGATGAAACAAAAGACGAATTACTAGAAAAACGTCTGATTACTATCATTGATCGTAGATACATTATCCGTAACATTGAAAATCCATCATGGTTAGGTCGTGATTCTAAACATCATGTAGGTTGGAGAACTCGTCCAGATAACCTTTATGCTATGGGTCCTTTAGATAATTTAGTAGGTATGCAATACCGAATTGACCATCTAGAGAACTTAAAAGCTGATGCTCTTGACTTAACTATCCATCCACCTCTTAAGATTAAAGGTGATGTAGAACCATTTATTTGGGGTCCAGAATCAACCATCCATATTCCTGAAGATGGTGATGTAACTGCAATGCCTCCTAACCAAGCTGCTTTCCAAGTTAATAATGAA